TCCATTAAAAACTTTCTATACTGGTAACTGAGCTCTTCTTGGCAGAAAATTTAAGTCACGAGCATTCGCTTCAATTTTTTCTTTTAGACCTTTGGAAACAAGAGAACCAACTGAGTCTGGTTCAATACCTTCTTTATCACAGTACCAAAGAATAGCATCCATATGAGTAATGTTCTTTTCTTTAGCAATAATTTCTATTGCGTTCGTAAATGTTTTCGATGTTGTGAAAACTGCCATAGTATATATTTTCCTGTAATCATTATAAAAAGTGGTAGGTTATTCTGTTGCTAAGAAACCTACCGAAACTCCGAGTAACTATGCGGCTAGCGCATAATCCTCAAGTGCAAAGTTATCATCATTTGCATTTAGCTGTTTTGACCTATAACGGAATCACCCGACAATTCTCCACTCACCTACATCTGCCTGTCGATCCTATTCAACCCCCCTAAGCACACTCACCGAATGTGTTTAGGTGGAGTTGGGGGGAATCGCACCCCCGTCCAGATCAGCTCTCAACTCGCATCAACAAATTGTACTTATATTTATATAGTATCATAATAACACTAAAAAGTCAAGTACTTAAATAATAAGTCCTGATGTCATTTTTGTGTACGCAGATTCAATCTCACTGTTTGATGGTGTCATTAAAATAATACCACCAGAATAAAAAGTTACACTTTCTGGATTTTCTTGGCCAGTCAGGCATACTCCACGAGCAAACCCCATTTGTTTATCTTCTGCATGAACAATCATTTTGGGGTCTTTTAGTGTTACATAGCTACTTGATTGACTTTGAAGTTTTCCAACAAATTCACCAGCTGGTGTTACTACTGATACAAGTGTGTTTATTTCGATCATATTGTTTTCCTAATATTTTGATTATTCCATTCTTCGACTGTTTCTACAAGAGTGTTAAGATAGTCGTGTTTTTGTTTGATGAATTCTTGAACAGTTCCATCTTCTGTTACCACTAAAATAACTACCTGAGAAATATCTACTCCTGTACGTTCTTTATACATTTCAGCATACGCAGAACCTTGAATGTAATAACTTTCATTATACTTATCGATTCGTTCTTTAGTTGATGTTTTAAAATCTATAATAGACGGCACACCTTTGTATTCTGCAATACAATCAACTCTGCCTGCTACTTTATACTTGTCACTATACAAACCAGCTTCTTGAGCATATATGTTGTCTATGTAAGCTAACGCATTATCTCGCAATTCGCTGAATAGACAATACGGTAAGAAATGTTTCTTATGTTTCTCCCAATCCATAGGCGAATTAAATGCAACATTGTTTAGATAGTCCTCACACATATGATGAACTTTAGTACCACGATTTGCGGCTGTTCTTGATATGTGATTAGCAACATCGTTACCTACACGTTTACGCCATTGTGCTAGTCCTTTCTTATTACGAACTGATAGAACAGTTGTAATCGATGGGTATTTGTTACCCTCTGGTGTTTTGTATAGACGTATGCCGTCTGTATTTGTTGCGGTTATAGGTTGCAACTCCACTGGTTCATGATTATACATTATTATATTGCTCTCATTCTCTCCACTAATCTATTTGCTCGGTTGGTTACTTGTCGATACCATCTGCTGTCTACCATCTCGTCAGCAGCTGCGTTCCAATCTTTTGCGTCCACACCACGTTTCATTCCTTTAAATTTACTCAAACGAGTTCTACCCATATTGAACATCATGTTCGCAATTATCTGTTGAACTTCTTCTGGTAAATCGTAAAAATCTGGATATAAAGTAATGCAGTCTATCAATACTGATTCACAATCTAATTTAAAGACTTCGACAACTCTGGACTCACTGACGGTTGTGCCAACTGGACGACCGTATTCGGGATCGGTTTCCAATACCAAATGGCCCACGCCAAAAGTAGCGTAACCAAGATGATCATTATATATTTCATATTTGACTCCTTCGTCAATTTCTAACTGTCTTCTAAGAGACTCTAAATTCATTTTTCAAACCTTTTGTTAAATGCTTTACATTCAAAGATACACCAACCCCAAAGAGTTAATATTATTCCCATCATAACCCAAAAAAATGTTCCCATCACTCAGGCACTGAATCACAACATGTGCAGGGTTTGTCTTCTGTGCATTCGCATGGGTCACATTGACAAAGTGGATTGTTACAATTTATTTCTAACATAGGATATATTCCTTTCTTGTATGGTTTATTCTCAGTATACCATTTATATGGTTTACTCGCTTCCAAAACCAAGTCTAATTTTATTAATGAGATAGCTCCGAACAAATCCTGACCGAACAATATCCCCAATAGTAAATTCTACACAATTAAATTCTTCCATCTCATCTAGTATTCTAAAGAAATCGTGTAGACCATTTCTTTCGTTTTGTTTTTGTAAATCTGACTGATCAAAATCACCACAGAATACAATCTTTGCATCTTGGCCAATTCTGGTCGTGATAGTATCCAGCTCATGAAAATTCATATTCTGACACTCATCTACTATAACAATTGCATTGTCCATTGTCAACCCCCTTAGAAAAGAAGTTGATAAAAAGTGTAACGAACTCTGACCTTTTAACCTATCGTATAGATTGTTAAATGCTTGTTCGTTAGGTTGTTCGAACATAAACTGCACCATGTTCTGATATGGTATCTGATACAATGCAGACTTATCATCTTCATCGCCTGGCAAAAATCCAATCTCTCTTGTTGGTATAAGTGAACGAACCAATACAACTCTTTCGTATGGTGTCTGCAAATCCATCACATCTTGCAATGCGAGATACATTGCACAGAATGTTTTACCTGTACCAGCAGCTCCATAAAGAAATTGGTTTTGACCTTTCTTCCAAGATTCAAAAACAATTTTCTGGTTGTCTGTAATGGGTTTTATTGTTACAAGATTGCTAGCGTTTATTTCTTTAGTTTTTTTTGTACTTGCCATTTTATATCCTAATTAAAAAGATGAGGGAGGCCGACAATCGTTGCAAGTTCGGCAAGAGGGTATCGACCCCCCTCTGGTGCATAGGCGGATTGACTTCCAAGCTTCCATAACGCCGTGCGTCTGTGCTGAAGTGTGATTTCTCGCCTGCACCATTACTATTTATAATCTATTTTGTTAACCTGTTAAGAACACCATGTTTTTTGAGAACTTCTCTTGTTTTAACATCTTTAATTGATTTAGTTGAACCACCATATCTATCTGCAAGTGGAGAGCCAGGATTTGAATGTGCAATCTGTTCTAACCTTTCATTCATACCACCATCAATCTTTTTTGCTGTTGCACTGATATGGTCACCAACAAAAGCCACTAGCACTGGTCTTTGTTTAATATGGGGGTTATCTAATTTATATTGATCAAGTTCAGAAATTTTCATGAATCCTTCAAATTCTTCTTCAGTCTTTTCATTATAAAAATTATATGTTGGCATTAAAGTCAATCTCCGATTGTGATTCTTTTATTAATTTCTTTAAATTATTATTTTCACTAGATAATTCTTTTATTCGAATGTAAGCATTGTACAGCTGTAATTGCATACTTGCTACTTCTTTTTGCCAAACCTCTTCATACTTCATTATTGAACCACTCTGGTATTGCTCTACTTTTCCATTTTGCAAAGCTTGATTTTTCTAGTATATAGTAATTTTGATACGCAAGAACGGCATCGTTACCTTTACAATAATCAGGCATACACTGAGGTGGATCAATAAAATCATTGTGAGGAATGTTTGTTGGCAAATCCTTGAGAAAATTTATATAACCTTCACACGCATGTTCTTTACCATAACGATGTGTATATTCTGCAAGTAGTTTAATCCACAAAGAATATATCCATTTGTAATTTGTTTTAGATTTCCGAACCCATAGGTTTGAAGGGTGATTGACATGTGATGCTTTCATTAGACTATCTTCCATTACTTTGTCTTCTAATTTCCAGCGTTTAATCTTTCTCCCATTCTTGGTTAGACCATAATATTGAGCACCGTCAAGTACACGATGAGCTGTTGACATAAGTTGAGCATACTCAATCACCATTTTACAAACATGTTTATCACAGTGCATTTGAGCTGCAATCTTAGGGTTGTTATCTAAATAAAATATATTCATTACTTCACTTTTTTATCATTTAATAGTAACATTCTACCAAGTTTTTCATCATTTGTCAATACCCTTTCTGTTTCAATCATATCAATAATTAAAGTGGTAATGCCAACTTCCTTATCTAATTCACGAATCTTTCGTTCTAAGTTTATAAGAGTTTCCCTGTAGTAGTCTA